AGCTGGAGGCGGTGGCGGTGTGCGCTCTGTTTCTGGTCAAACTGCTGGCGCAGATGGTGGCTCTGGCGGTGGTGGAAATATGGATGGGTCTGCTGGCGGCTCTGGGACAGCTGGTCAAGGTAATGCTGGAGCCGTTGGAAATGCTTCTGTTGGCAACGGCGGTGGCGGTGGAGGTGCTGGCTCTGCGGCAATTGAAAGCTTAATTACTAGACAAGGCGGTAATGGCGGTACTGGACTTTGTTCTACTATTACTGGTAGTCGAGTTTTTTACGCTGGAGGCGGCGGAGGCGGTGCAAACAATTTTGGCGGTTCAGGGAATGGTGGACTAGGCGGCGGCGGAGGCGGGGGCAATGGAGGCGGTACTAGCGGTGTTGCTCAAGCAGGAGTCGCTAATACTGGAAGCGGTGGCGGCGCTGGAGATAATGCTAATACCACTTTTGGTGCAAATGGCGGCTCTGGCATCGTAATCATTCGTTACCCCTTCAATCAACCAGCACCCAAGGCAACAACAGGAAACCCTCAGGTCAATTATGCCGATGGTTATCAGATATATACATGGACGTCTTCCGGGACAGTTACTTTTTAAGGAAAATTAAATGGCACATTTTGCAAAAGTTGAAAACGGTATTGTTACCCAGGTCATCGTTATTGATCAAGAAACATTGAATACCGGGAACTGGGGAGACCCATCTTCTTGGGTTCAAACCTCTTATAATACCCATGGAGGTCAACACCCCGAAGGTAGACCCCTTCGTAAGAATTATGCAGGGATCGGTTACACATACGATACCGGTCGTGATGCATTTATTCCTCCTAAGCCCTTTGCATCATGGGTTCTAAATGAGACCACATGTCAGTGGGATGCTCCTGTAGCAATGCCTACAGACAACAAGATGTACAGATGGGATGAAGCAACAACTTCATGGGTTGAAGTAACCACAGGAGCCTAATATGGCCCAGTATTCAGGTGTCTGGACTCTATCCCAGGTAGCCCAGGCCGTTAAAGACAACAACTGGACAGGTATTCCACCCCAGAATGTGGAGTACTTGATTGTTGCTGGTGGAGGCGCTGGTGGTGATTCAAATGGCGGCGGAGGTGGCGGCGCTGGTGGATTGCTTGCTGGCTTCTCAGGCGTAACTGTTGGCACTCAGCTTTGGATTACTGTTGGCGCGGCTGGTGCGGCATCAAGCGGAAATGCAGGTGGTAATGGTGGTAATTCTGTTTTACTTGCCACATCATCGGGAGCAACCACAGGTAATATTGTTGCTACAGGAGGCGGTGGTGGTGGTGCTGGCGTAAATTCAACTACCGCAAATGGAAAAACAGGCGGGTCAGGTGGTGGAATTGGCAGAGATTACACATCTGTAACTGCAACTGGTGGTAGTGGCACTTCAGGTCAAGGAAATGCTGGAGGAAATGGAAATTCTGCTGGTCAAAGCGGAAGTGGAGGCGGTGGCGCTGGGACTGTTGGATTAAACGCCCTAACTCAAATTTCATCAGGTATTGAAAATCCATCAGGAAATGGTGGTGCTGGTATAGCTTCTAGCATTTCTGGAACTGTAACAACCTATGCTGGTGGTGGGGCTGGTACTGCTTACACTACTGGTTCGCAAGCAATAGGTGGTGTTGGAGGTGGTGGCAATGGTGCAAATAGGAGTTTATCTGCAACTGCTGGTGGCACTAATACAGGTGGTGGCGGTGGTGGCGGTGGAACTTCTGGAACTTGGGCATCTCTTGCTCAAGCTGGCGGTAGCGGTATCGTCATTCTTCGTTATCCATCTACGTTTAGAGCAGCCTTATCTACTACAGGTTCACCAACTGAATCGGTAGTAGGGGGATTTAGAATTTACTCGTTTACATCTTCTGGATCTATTACATTCTAATACAATTCAATGTAATAACTGCAAAGGGCCTCAGGGCCCTTTCCTTATAAATATACCATATAAATTAGGAAAGATACAATGTCTTCACCTTCATCCAGACAAAACCTTATAGATTATTGCCTTAGATCGCTAGGCCACCCCGTACTTGAAATTAACGTTGATGACGATCAACTAGAAGATCGTGTTGATGAGGCTATACAGTTCTACAGAGACTTTCATTATGACGCGGTTGAGGCTGTATATCTCAAAGAACAAATTGCGGCTTCATTGATTCAGATTACAGGTGTTAATGCTGCATCTTTTTCTATTGGTGAAAAAATCACAGGTGCCTCTTCCGGTGCAACTACATTTGTGCATGCCAACGTTTCAGCTAACCGGGTTAATGTTAAGAATACTGTAGGTACTTTTACTGCCGGAGAAACAATTGTTGGAGCCTCTTCAGGTACCTCAGCTACTCTATCTACAATTACTCTTGGTAATTTTGATAACAAGTATGTCACCTTAAATGATTCCGTACTAAGTGTTGTAAGAACGTTACCGTTATCAAGTAGATCAAATAGTATTAGCTTCTTTGATGCCAAGTACCAGTTAATGCTTAACAACATACAGTCTTTAACTAATACTGATATTCAGTACTTTACGATGTTAAAGATGCATATTAATTTGATTAACGACCTTATGACAGGACAGAAGCCTGTTAGGTTTAATCGTCATATGAATAGACTGCATATCGATTTAACCTGGGGTGATGGCGGCGATCTGGCTATCGGTGATTACATTATTATTGAAGCCTATCGTTCACTTGACCCTGATACGTATACCGATGTCTACAATGACGGATTTTTAAAAAGATACACTACTGCTTTAATTAAGCGTCAATGGGGTATTAATCTTAAGAAGTTCGAAGGCGTACAATTACCAGGTGGAGTAACGTTGAATGGTCAAAAGATCTTTGATGAAGCAATGGAAGAGATTACAGAGTTAAAAGCAGAAGTTAAATCTACTTACGAACTCCCTGTAGACTTCTTTACAGGTTGATAATGTTTATAGCTTATCTCATCAGCCCACCTATGGATTATACCATCAAGGCAACAACTAATCCACGTGGATATACCGAATAATGGCAACCAACTTTTTCTTCCAATCTGGTATACCTGGAGGTAGATCTTCTGAGCAAATGCTCATGGAAGATATAATTATCGAATGTTTAAAAATATACGGGTTTGACACGTACTACATACCTAGAAAATCGGTAAATGAAGATGACATTCTGGGAGAAGATGTACTTAATAAGTACTCATCGGCTTATCCTCTAGAGATGTACATGCAGAACGTTACCGGGTTTGAAGGTGATGGGGACTTGATGTCAAAGTTTGGGGTTGAGATTAGAGATACCGCAACCTTTATTGTATCCAGAAGAAGATGGGATGAGGTAATTGCAAGATCTGGCGATGCTGTTCTTACTACAAGACCGGCTGAAGGCGATATAATTTACTTTCCATTGACCAAGGCATTCTTTGAAATTAAGTTTGTTGAGTCAACCGACCCTTTCTTCCAAGTTGGTAAATTATACGTCTATAAACTCCAATGTGAGTTGATGCAGTACTCTTCTGAGATCTTTGATACAGGGGTATCTGAGATTGATAATATTTCAGCTGATAGGTCTGCTGACATTAATGCATTTAACTTACTGCTTGAGAGTGGAGATAGAGCGTTACTGGAAGAGTATAGTCCGGCTGGAATTATTCTTCAATCATATAACATGAGTACCATCTTCCCTAACGTTGATAATGAAGATTTTAGAGGCGAGATTTCCGTGTTGGACTTCTCCGAGAGAAACCCATTCGGAGAAATAAATGTTTGATAAATTTTATTGGGGAACAATACGAAAGTCAATTGTGGCTTTTGGTAATATGTTCAATAACATTCATATTGATAGACTAGACTCAAGTGGTAATATTACTCAGACCCTTCGTGTTCCTTTGGCATATTCCCCTAAACAAAAGTTCTTAGCTAGAATTGCCGCTCAACCTAATTCGTTTGAACAAAACTTTCAGACCTTTTTACCTAGACTAGGGTTTGAGATGATTAGTTTGACATATGATCCTAATAGAAGAGTCAGTCTGGTTCAGCAGAATAGAGCATTAAACGGTACGTCAACAACTTCCTTGAATGCTCAGTACGCACCTACACCATATAACATTGCTATGACTTTGTATGTGTATACAAAGAACCAAGATGATGGGCTACAGATTATCGAGCAGATTCTACCTTACTTTAATCCTGACTATAACTTGACTCTTAATGCAATTCCTGCAATGGGCATTAAGAATGACTTACCTGTTATTCTGGACAACATTACATATGAAGATGAGTATGAAGGAGACTTTACTCAAAGAAGAGCCATTATTTGGACACTCAACTTCACAATGAAACTTAACTTTTACGGTCCAGTCAACAGACAGGGCATCATCAGAACTACAAACGTTAATACATTCTCAGACCCCGCACTATCTAATAAACAATCCTCATACACCGCAACAATTACTCCCGGTACCGCTGTTCCTGGTGATACTATTGGTATTACAGATACGTTTGAGGACTTCTAATGAAATCACTTAATAGAATTAACGATGTCTTCAATGTTGAGACAGACGTTGATTTGCCTATCCCAACGAGTATGCCTGTGGCATATAATCCTTCTGAGTTAGATCAGGAAGATGACTTTCAATTGGCCCGTAACACCCTTCGTAGTCTAATTAATAAGAACGAAGATGTAATGACTGAGTTGGTTCATATTGCTAAGAACTCTGAGAACCCAAGAGCATTTGAAGTTGCTGGGCAATTGATATCGGCACAAACTGCTATTACAAAAGAGTTAATTGGTCTTCATAAAACTAAAAAAGATATTGATAAGGCAAGTGGTAAGATGGAGAATATTAAACAGCAAAACAACATCGTGTTTGCTGGCTCTACATCTGATCTTATGAAGATGATTAATGGAAAATAATTCTTATAATGGAAACGACCTACTCAAGCCTGCCGGCTTTGAGATGCAATTTACTTCCGAGCAGGTAAAGGAGTTAATGAAGTGCAAAGAAGATCCAATATACTTTATTGAGAACTATTGCTATATAGTTTCCTTGGATAGAGGTTTAATTCTCTTTAGTCTGTACGATTGTCAGAGAGAAAAGGTAGATACCATTATGAATAACAGAAAAGTTATTCTGATGGAAGGACGTCAACAGGGTAAGACCATTACCTCGGCTGCCTGTATTCTTCATTACACT